TGACTAGATAACCAAATAACCGCTTGAAGCGTGCATCACAACCGAGCAGAAACGCACGGCGATGTGCATACCGACGGACGGCATTTGCGAACCGATAAATGGACGGAACGTCTATTATTCTATCTTTAAGATAGATGGGTGTAACCTCGATGCCTGAGACATAGTGGCGACCACACGACTCTCGAAATACAGAAGCAAAATGACTTTTCTTCTGATTGAGAGTAAAACCGTAGAACGCACACATCTCAGCGAAGAGACCTAGACAGTTTGTGGGGATAATAACATCATCTCCATAAACACTAACAGGCAAACTCACCTGAAAGTATTCCACGCAGGAAACAGCTACTGCGTAGAAAATAAGAGTCTCCAACGGAAAAGTAAAACCGTTACCCATGCTCGAGATTTTATTCCAGAGCTTAGGGGGAGAATCGTCTAGGAGTCCGTAATGGGATCTACAAGCATCAAGCAATTCAAGCCATTGAGGCGGAAGTAATGCCTCAACAACCTTACGCGAGATACTATCGCTAGCGGAGCTGAAATCAACTGTTGCCAACTCGCCTGTTATACTTCCTTGGCGAGCCAACTCTTGGTTGGCGCTCTGATCACGAATGTCAATCCCAAACCGAAGAAGACGATGCTGAATTGCCTTGCCAACAGCAGACTGAAACCAGAGGTTTAACCCTGGCTCAATCGCAATGACTCGGTTCTTCGTCGCATCCTTCGGGACGGTGACAACTTTGTTCCCTACCTGAAAATTAGGCTTTTGGCCCGTTTCGCTCAGGTGTAAACTCCATAGGGGATACGAAGCCCCAAAGAAGTCAGTATCCACATCACTATACCAAATCTGTGATGCCAATTCTTTTTTCGAGAACAAGCTATAAAGGTCACGGTTATCCCAGTTTCGCACTGGAATTTTATTGTAGCGCTGGCGTCCTTCGACTTTATCGTCGTAGTTGCGCCAGGACCCCAATTAGCCATCCCAACAAGCTCTTGATTAGTAATCTCTCCTAAAATTTGATCGATTTTCCGAATGACTGCGTTGTGCAGCCATACGACACGCCCTTTGAAAGAGGGGTGTTTCGACAAATCACGGAACAGAGAGTTTGTAACGCCACAGCCATCTTCGAAGAGATTGAATTTGGCCAACGCCCGCTCATCCAAGTCATAAGGGAGCTTTAGCCCTTTGAACTTAGACAAGAGTTGGGTCGCTGCGTAAGCGTCGCCTAACTCCATAGTATTACAATAATGGAGAGGATCGAACGAGAGATTAGCCAGTTGTTCATGCTCTCCCTCACGGAAGAGCAGTGCTACTGTAAG